TGCTAATCAAGAATGGGTGGCTTATGGGGAAGATAATAATTACTTTCAATATTTAATTGACAGATATAATGGTAGTCCAACCAATAATGCTGCTATAAATGGTATATCTCAACAAATTTATGGTAAAGGTTTAAATGCAACTAATGCTAATAAAAAACCAGAAGAATATGCAAAAATGGTATCTATGTTACATAAAGATACTGTTAGAAAACTTTGCTATGATTTAAAACTTATGGGACAATGTGCAATCCAAGTTATTTATTCTAAAGACAGAAAAACAATAGCTAAATTAGAACATTTTCCTGTTGAAACTTTACGAGCTGAAAAATGTAACGAAAAAGGAGAAGTACCAGCTTATTTTTATTTTAAGGATTGGGCAAATATACAACCCAATGAAAAACCTTTAAGAATACCTGCTTTTGGTATGAGCAAAGAATCTATTGAAATTTATTATGTTCAACCTTATAAAGCTGGATTTTATTATTATAGTCCTGTGGATTATCAAGGTGGACTACAATATGCAGAATTGGAAGAAGAAATTTCTAATTATCATTTGAATAATATACTTAATGGTCTTGCACCATCAATGCTTATCAATTTTAATAATGGTATACCAAATCAAGAAGAAAGAACTTTATTAGAACACCGAATTGCCGAAAAATTCAGCGGAACCAGTAATGCCGGTAAATTTATACTTGCGTTCAATGACAACAAAGATAGTCAAGCTGAAATAACACCAGTACAATTATCAGATGCTCATCAACAATATCAATTTTTAAGTGAAGAATCAACCAAAAAAATAATGGTTGCTCATAGAATTGTTTCTCCAATGCTTTTAGGCATAAAAGACCAAAGTGGATTAGGAAATAATGCAGATGAAATTAAAACTGCATCTTTATTAATGGATAATACTGTTATAAGGCCATTTCAAGAGCTTTTAATTGATTCTTTTGATACTTTATTAGCTTTTAATAGTATATCATTAAATCTATATTTTACGACTTTACAACCACTAGAATTTACTGAAATAGATACAGAAGTTCAAGATGATGAAGAAATAGAAGAAGAAACTGGAGTAAAGCAAGAGGATTTATCTGAAAAAACACCAGAATTATCAGAAGAACAAGGAACAGAATTACTTAAACATCTTAAAGGAGAGGTAATTGGAGAAGAATGGGAATTAGTGGATGAAAAAATTCCTGATGAAGCTTGGGCTAATTATTTAATTCAAGAAAAGAAAAGCTTATTATCTAAAATTAAAAACCTTGTTGGTTTAAAAGATGAAATTAGTTCATTACGAAATGGTAATGCTTTTAGTTATTTAGATAGTAAAAACTATAAAATAAGATATAAATATGCTATTGGTTCAACTGCTAAAGGAGCAGATACAAAAAAATCAAGAAGCTTTTGTGAAAATATGATGTCATTATCAAAAAAAGGTATTGTATATAGATTAGAGGATATAGACAAAGCATCACGAGAGGGTGTAAATAGAGAATTAGGTCATAAAGGACAACCTTATGATTTATTCAAATTCAAAGGGGGCATATATTGTCGTCATAAATGGGTTAAGGTATTATATAGATTAAAAGCTAATACTGAACCATCAGAAGATATATTTGATTATAAAAAGACTAAAACAATACCAAAAAGTTATATAAAAAACCCACGAGGTACAAAAGAAAGTGAAATAGCACCTTGGAATATGAAAGATAGAGGAGCATATCCAGGATAAATAGAAAACTATGGCAACAGCATTATTTATAAATAGAACAGATTTAATTAGGAACTCCATAATGGATGGCAATGTGGATACGGATAAATTTATCCAATTCATAAAATTGGCACAAGAAATACATATACAAAACTATCTTGGAACGGAGTTATATAATAAAATAAGTTCTTTAATTACTAGTGGGGAAATAGATGATGCAGTAAATGCAAAATATAAGAATTTATTGAATGATTATATAGTACCAATGCTTATTTGGTTTAGTCAAGTCGACTACATCCCATTTGCAGCGTATTCTATACGAAACGGGGGTATATATAAACATTCATCAGAAACTTCAGAATCTGTTTCAAAAAATGAAGTAGATTATTTAGTTGAAAAGGCAAGAACGAATGCACAATGGTATACAAGAAGATTTATAGATTATATGAATTTTAATCAATCTAATTTTCCAGAATATACTAATAATAGTAATGATGATATTAATCCATCACAAGATGCAACGTTTAATGGCTGGGTATTATGAGATATAAACCAAAAAAAGAAAATATAGAAAAATTAAAAACTTTTTTAAAAAAGGAAAAAAATAAAAAACAAAAAATAAATTATGGCAAGTCTATTTAATACAAAAATTTCTGATACTTATCCGGGTCTAATTAAGACACTTGATAATGCAGCAATATCAGCAAGCTTAAAAGAATTGACTGATGGTTCTGGTAATCAATCTGGTTTATTTATAAATACAGCTGGAGATTTTAAAGCTACTGGAATATTAGAATTTGGTTCACTTAAAGATACAGGAGAAAATATTACAATTACAAAGTTTGTTGATGAAGCTGATGGAATTGCTAATAATGATAATGATACCACCATACCAACAAGTGCTGCGGTGGTGGATTATGTAGCTTCAAGAATAACTTTAGAAGATTTAGATTTTAGTGGAGATAGTGGAAATGGTTCTGTTGATTTAGATTCACAAACATTTGCTATAACAGGAACAACTAACCAAATTATAACAAGTGCTGAAAATCAAACTTTAAATTTAAGTTTACCAAGCACAATACATAGAAACCTACAAGGAAATGTAACAGGAAATTTAACAGGTGATGTTACAGGTAATATTACAGGCATTGGAACTTTATCAGATGGTTCAACTGCTGTTACACAAACTGATGGAGATAATTCAACTAAAATTGCTACAACAGCTTATGTAGATACTGCTATTGAAGGACACGATACATTAGCAGAAGTTTTGACAGGTGGAAATACAACAGGTGGAACAAATATAGTAGTTAGTGCAACAGATAATATAGATTTTGCTGATGATGCAAAGGCAAGATTTGGTGCAGCTCAAGATTTTGAAATTTATCATAATTCTACTTTAAATAATAACATTCTACAATCTAATTCAAATAGACAACTATCATTAAGACAAGATAATTTTGTTGTAAAAAATCAAGCAGGTAACAAGTTAATGATTAGTGCTGTAGCTGATGGTGCAGCAAATTTATATTTTAATGATACTAAAAGAATAGAGACAGTTTTAGCAGGAGCAAAAGTTACAGGAGATTTAGAAGTCACAGGCTCTATAACAGGAGTTGGTGGTTCATATTTGCCATTGGCAGGGGGAACTATGACAGGCAATACTATCCACAATGATAATGTAAAGTCTATTTATGGAACTGATAGTGATGGATTAGAAATATTTCACGATGGAGGTCATAGTTATATTACTGATACTGGTACAGGAAGTTTGTTTATACAAGCTGATGCTTCATTAAATTTTAAAAGTAATTCACAAAATGAAAATTGGATAACAGCCACTTCTAATGGTAAAGTAGATTTATGGTATAATGGTAATAGAAAATTTGAAACTACAAATACAGGGGTTCGTATTACTGGTGCTCTTGAAATATCAGGAACTAATTCATTTACAATAGAGTCTAATGGTACAGCAGGTACATTTAATTTAGCTAGTGGAACTAGAGGATTTAATTTTATAAACAATAATCACACTCTATTGAGTATTGCTAATACAGGTACACTAACTGCAAATGCAGGAACAGAAAATCTTGTTGCTAGTTTTGTTTCTACTGATTCAATATCAGAAATAAGAATACAAGATAATACTAAATATACAAGACTTTTATCGGTAGGTCAAAATTTTAAAATTATGCCTAATGATGGTGTTGATTTAATTGTATTTGATGGTAATTCTTCGGCAGTTGATATTACAGGTAGTTTATCTACTACAGCAGATATAAGAGCAGGTGGAGATTTGTATGCAGAAGATAATCTTTATTTAACTGATGGTGGTAGCACAGTAAGAGCTAAAATACAATTAAACTCGAGTGATACAGATAATTTAGATATTAAAGCCGTTTCTCTTGGCTCATTAATGAGGTTTTATACAGTTGATACTTTAGCATTAACCTTAGATGAAAGTCAAGATGCTACATTTGCAGGTTCAGTTACTATTGCAAACAATTTAACAGTCAATGGTACAACAACAACTGTGAACACAGAAACACTCGCAGTCGAAGACCCTCTTATTTCTATGGCAAAAGATAATTCAGCTAATTCAGTTGATATTGGTTTTTATGGTAGATATAATGAAAGTGGTACAAATAAATATTTAGGTTTATATGCTGATGCTTCTGATTCTAATACATTTAATTTATTTAGTGGTTTAGAAACAGAACCAACAACAACAGTAGATAAAACTGCAACAGGATATAATTCAGCAAACTTAATCTTAAGTAGTTTATATGTTAATGATTATGTATATCACAATGGGGATACAGATAGTTATTTAGGTTTTTCAGCAGCAGATAATTTTATATTAAGAACTGGTGCTTCAACTAAAATTTTTGCAGATGCTACCAATACTTATTTATACTATAACGGAAATCAAAAATTAAGAACTACAAGTAGTGGTGTTCATATAACAGGTGGTTTAACAGTAGGAGATTCAACAGAAGAAAATCCTGTTGGTATAAATCTACAAGATGATAGAGGTAATGCTTCGCTTGGTTTACTTATACATAACCAAAATACAGGTTCTGATGCTGATGCAAAAATATCATTTGAAACACAGGGTGCAAGAGATATTTCTATTGGTATAGATAGGAGTGATGGAAACAAATTTAAAATTTCTCATAGTGGTAATTTAGGTACTAATGACTTTTTATCTATTGATGGAAGTGGAGATATGGTACTTGGTGGTAGAGCTTCTATTGGTTCAAATGGTGCAGTCGGTTCAGAGGTATTAACTTTAGAAGGTAATTTTTCTAGTAACGGAAATGTAAAATTATTACACGCTATTAGAGATGGTGGTGCTGTTGCAGCAGATTTGAATTATGTAGATTCAACTACCGATATGGAATTTGGTACATCTACATCACACTCATTTTCATTAAAAACAGGTGGTACAAGAGCAATAACTATTGCTAATAATCAAAAAGTAACCTTTACTGATGATGTTACAATTAATGGAGCTGAATATGTTAATAATATACAGGCAAGAACAAGTGCAGGTCTTAAATTAGGAAATGATGATAATAGTGGTTTTGTACAAGTAGCAGACAATGGTCAAGTTAATTTAGATTCAGGAAATTCAGAAATACATCTTTTAGGGGGTGGTACTAACTTTGGTAAATTCTTTAAATCATCAGATA